GTACCGAACTTGACTCTGGTTCTTTCCGCCTGGTTCATCAAAGCGGGTTGGGTTGCGTCGCACGGGATCGCCACAACTCTGCTGTCACCGACGTAGACAGCGCCGGTATATTTGTAGTTGCTGTCGTCCGTCGCGCCGCCGAACATGGATATTGTCATATTGTTTGTGTCAATTGTCGCCGGGAGGGGTTGCAAATAGGGAACTGCCACGGCCCTGCCGTCGCCGATATACGCGCCGCCGCAATACTTACTTGAAAGCGAACTCGACATCCCGAACTTAGTCCACGTCTTCGCGATGGCGTCAAACAGCGCGGGCATGGTGGCGTTCATGGGTATCGCCACGACCCTGCCGTCGCCGATATACACGCCGCCCCAATACTTTAGCGTGGCCGCGTCCGTCGTAGACCCGAATCTGGAAATGTCCATGATGTTGGTGTCGATCAGCGCGGGCCGGTTTGAGGAGTATGGGATCGCCACGATTTTGCCGTCGCCGACGTATACACCGCCCATATATTTGTTGGTGCCCGAGTCCGGGAAGCCGAACTTGGTAATGGTCATGTCGTTGATGTCGATCATGGCGGGCTGACTCGAACTGAACGGGATCGCCACGACCCTGCCGTTGCCGATAGACACACAGCCCGCGTATTTGAGCGTCGCGGTGTCCGGTGTGCCGAACGGCGTTATGGTCACCTGCGCGGGATTAAAAACGCCGTCCCCGTATATTCCTCTCAGAAACCTTTCGTTGATCAGCGGTTCAACGCCGTGGATCGTCTCCACTTTGACCCAGACCATGCCCTCGATGGGATCTGGTTCGTCCTCCTGCACAACAATTTTCTTCTGCATCTCCATGATGAGGTTGAGCAGGTGCCCGGCCACGTCGCCGTCCAGCACGTCCTTGACCGTATCGAACCAGGAAATGAAGTCGATCCGCTGCTGCGCGGTGAATGTCTGGAACCACGACGCATACTGATTGAAAACAGTGGTCGTGTCCACCTGATCAATAACGCCGTGGGCGATCCCGCACATGTCCGATTCCAAGCGCAGATCAGTGATGTCGGCCTGAGTGATTTCCACGACCCCCGCGCCTATATACACGTCGGCCAGCGCGAGTTCGTAGACCGAATCCGTGCGCTCCAACTCCTGGGGTACAGATTCCGCGTCATAGACGCCCTGCTTGACGGCCAAGGTGACCGTCCGCGCCGTGCTGTCCCAACGGGCCACGATCCGGTCGATCCGGGTAAACACGCCGTCGGCGTTGGTCAGCACAAAGATATGCGGCGTCTGGTTATTGAGAAAGTACCCGTTGATCCACGCCCGGCCCGGCATGACCTGGATGCGCATATTCTCCAGTTCCATGACCTGTAATCCTTCGGAGGGATTGGGGAACACGCCGTTCCCGATGAACGAGGCGAAGTAAGCGGCCCAGTCCTCTGCGGCGTAACGCCTGTCCCCGCTGGCTGAATTGAAAAAGCCTGATTGATTCATACGCTAAATCCTCAACTTTTCAGATAAAGTAGGCAAACTGACGCCGAATGTCACATCCAGTTCGGTTTTGCCCTGCTGGTAGGTTTCAATAACCTCTGTCACCCTGGAATTGATACTGACACCCCACCGCCGATTGATACAGGTCACCCGGTCGCCCACATCGAAGTCCTCTTTGTAGCGTGGCGTCACATTCAGATCGATCTTGCTGGTGAAATTGTGCGATTCTTCTTTGTTCGCCAGTTCCGCCTCGCCCCGGCTGCGCAGCTTGGCCGCGTAATTGCCGCCCTTGTCCTCAATGTCGTTGGCGTCAAAGAACTCCTCGTCCCGACCCAGGCCAACGCCACCGCCCACCTCCACAATGAGCCGGGGGACGCCCTCCCGCTCCTGGCCGCCGACGTAACCGGCGGTGCGATAGTTCTCAATGCTGTGTGTAAACTGCTGCTCAAGGACGTTATCAAAATCGGGACTAAAAACGCATGGCATATTCTCTGTCTGACCGGCGGTGCGATCCGCGCCCTTGTACACGCGGAAGAAATGCACCTTGTTTCGGATGTCGGTTTCGATCCTGAATCCCAGCTTGGCGGCCACCGCCGCGTTCTGACATGCTTCCCGGAGGGAGAGATACTGCTGGACGGCGTATTGGATGACACCGCTGTCCGTGAAAGGTTCGTCGATGGCGTGGAAAATGTCAGGAAGCGCCCGGTCGGTGTTGGCGGGATTGATGGCGTTCATGTCCACCAGCGCATGGAGAATACTCTGTGTGTCCATTTCGGTCACCAGCGGCACCACGACCACCCGCTTGTCCAGCCAGCCGGTGAGGAACCGGCCCTGCGCCTCGATCTCTTCCATACCGTGATTGTTCCGGCGGATATAGACGTATCGGATCTCGGCCAGTTCCGGATCTCCGCGTTTGCCAATCAACCGGCGCGGGCGGATCAGCTCAGCGTGGTGATCAGTGAAGGGCAGCAGCAGTTTGAATTCGCCGACAGACCAATACCGACGCGTCCACAATAAAGACGTGATCTCCTCGATCAGGCCAAGCGGTGTGAGGGTGTTGTGGTCGTAAACGATCAGTTCCATAGTCGCCTCCTATGCGCCCGGCGCGTATACTTTACAGGCAACGACAAAGCCGGGTATCTCATTGTATTTGAAAACGCGGAACGTGGTCAGTTTATCGGTGTTCTCCTGCAACCGCCCCGGCAGTGCCCCGCCGTTTTGCGCCAGCTGACGGCTGTGATATATGCGGAAACACCGCAGGTCGCCGAGAATCCATTGGGCCAGTTTCTCCTCGCGCTCATCAGCGAACCCGTAGAAAAGGAAGTCGCCCCAGCCCTCGATGATCTTTGTCAGTTCGGTCTTTGCGCCGTTGGTGTATCCCGCCCTGATGGTAAACTCATCGCCAAACGGCGCGAGGTATTCGAACTTGCGGACGCGGCAGCTGACCCTCACGGTGTTGAGCCGGAGCGTCATCAGGTCGGAGTTGCGCTCCATGTCCTCTTCCACAGGCGGTTCGGCGATCAGGTGTTCGCCCAGAATATGTTTGATCTCGGGCAAAAAACGGTCAGACCACCGCTTGTTTTCCTGCCAGTCTGTCATACGACGGCGGCCTCCTTCCCCCAAGCATCAAAGCCCTCAATCTTCCGGCGGTTAAAGAGATCAATGCGCCGACCGGCAGTGACGCGGCGCACCATATCATAGAAAGCCTCCGGCTTGACGCTGTGCCCCACGCGCCGAGCATCGAAGCATACCGGAAAATCCTGGGTATCGATGAAGGCCGGGGTGCCCCTCCGCGCGTACAGCGCAAACTCACAGTTGTACTGCGGCAGTCCGAAGGGCTGAAAGCCGCCCGGCTTATGCCAAACGAACGTGCAGACATATTTCAGTCCCCACACCTCCAGCAGCCGCAGCGCCATCGGCAGGAACTTGTGAGTAGTCCACAGCCAGACATGGCAGTCGGCGGCGGCGGGGATCTCCAGCGTGGCCAGTTCCTCCTCACTCATGGTCGGGTAGTCAAATTCGGACTGGTTGGGGGACACGTCGCGCTCGATCTTCTTCATGGGCCAGGGCGGATCGATTACGATCACATCATAAAGTCCCTGCGCCGCTTTCACTTCACGCTGTTCGATGTCCTCCAACCGGGCGACGATCTCCTCGCGCTTGACCTCACGCTGTGCGTCGGCCAAAGATGCCGCCTCGCCCGCCATTAACTTCGTCGCGACGGCGTCTTGATCACCTGGTTCCAGCCGCGCCATCCGCAGCGCGTCGGTCTTCGGCATATCAACTGTGCGGACGGCCTTCTTCGCGGCGGGCGTCAAATCGCGGGCAAGCTGTATTTCACGTTCCACGGTACGCGGCGACACACCGGTCTTTGCGGCGGTATCTTTGGAAAACGACATTGTGTCGCTCTCCACAATTTTGCCGCCCTTGTAACCTGTGGCTCCAACCCGCGTTTCCGGGTGCAACTCCACATATATCGCCTTGCGCCGCATATAGACATCTCCCCGATCAGTGAAATGCAATTCGTTTCGAATCAGATTCTCGTCGATCTCGGCCAACTCGGCCCGCAGCCCATCCAATGCCACAACATGGCAGGGAATATCCGTCCAGCCCAGACCGTGTGCGGCCTCCAGCCTGTGCATTCCGGCCACGAGGTGACCGTCCTCGGTGACGGTGATCGGATTAAGAAGCCCGATCTCCCGGATACTTTCCCGCAGTTCTGACACCTTCTCCGGGTCAACGCGCCGCCGGTTTTCTCCCACTGTGATCTTGCTGATTTCCATTGCCATAATCCTCCCTCCGTGTTTTTGAGCATAAAAAAAGAGAGGTGGTCAAACCTCTCCAAAACGGGCGATCAACATATGTTGATTACACCGACATATATAAATTGGTGTAGAAGATCGTCACTTCCAGGTTGTTGAGATTACTTCCGGCGTCATACCGATACTGATTGGCCCCGATGTCCAGCATCAGGTAGGTGCTGTCAGGGTCAAGGAGGTGGAAGGCGTCGGCCTCCACGCCGCCGCGCCGGAGCCGGACGCCTTTCCGCCCATAGTAGGTGGTCACCGTGATCACGTCCCCGGCGGTCATATCGTAATTGAGCTTGATAAATTGCCGCGTGTTAATATCAAGCAGGCTGGGATTGGTCAGCGGCCCGACGGCGCGGAACTCTACGCGCATACCGGCATGGACGTCACCTTTGTTGACCGCCGTGGCGATCAACGACGGGGCGCGTTGGCCGAACTCCATCCCGGTGTCGATGGGAATCTCAAAGGGGAACTCCCACAAGGGCCGCCATTCGGCGATGTGCTCGGCGCTCTCCCCGGCATCACGCCAGAAGGGATCGGGGCAGGTGAGGATCACTTCGTAATCCAGAAACACCGCGTCACGGGAGAACCTGGGCGCGTTCTCCGGCACGCAGTCGATGACACGCACAGTGTCACCGTATTGATAGGTCAGGGTGGCAGCCAGATGTGGATTGAGCACACGGGCCAACCGCCGCCGGTGATCGAAGGCGCGTTTTTTATCCCGCTCACGGATGGTGCCGAAGATCTCGATCTCGCGCCGGGCGATGCGACCGCCGACAAGAGTGTCTCCGTCCTGGCCCATCGATTGGATGGTGAACACATCATTGCGGGTATCACTGAGACCGGTGACGTGATTGGTGTGAAACACACTACGATGGGAAAACTCCACAGATTCACCGTGATCATTTGTGTAAATCAAATGTTCCATCATGCCAACTGCCTCGCGATCTGTCGAAACTCACGCGCCGCCGCCAACTGCTGCGCGGCATAGTCATATTGCGGGGTGTAGATATTCTGAGTGACGTTGATGCCGCCGCCGGGAACACCACCGGCACCGCCGCCGCGACCGGCATGGCCGGTCACCGAGTTGGCGGCATCAAATGTGGACGGAATGGCGCTCTGCATATCGGCGGCCACCCGGTTCATGGCGTCGCCGAAACCGACACCCAGACCCTGGGCCATATTCTCGCCGATGCCCGCGAACACGCGCGACGGCGATTGGATACCCAGATCGGACTTGACGCTGTTGACGATCCGTTTGAAGAACGCGGAAACTTGCGACCGGAACCACGCCTCCCGCGATTGGATGCCCTGCCACACGCCGTTTACGATCTGGTTGCCGATATCGCCGAACCCGCTGGCACTGACTGTACTGGACGCCGTGGCCTTGGCCGTTTTGATCAGATTCTCGGTTGCGGTTTTTAATCTGGCATTTTCATCAACGCCCTGGGCGATATTGTCCACCATGTCGGAACCGGAGTTGACCACATCGGGCAGCCCCAATTGTTTCATCAGAGCGTCGGTCGCCACCTGCGTTCCGTTTTCAAACGCCGTTTGCAGTTCCGCCAGTTCTTTATCGCTGGCGTTGACCAGATTCTGTACCAGACTGGCCGATTCCGGCCCCGCCGCCTGCAACTTATCCAGCAGACCGCCCCGGATGCCCCTTTCGGACAGGTTTATGAGGTTGGTAGACCATTCCTCGGTCACTTTCTGGTTGTGTTTTAGGTTGTCGGCCATCGATTTCGCGGTATCTTTGGACTTTGTATCGATCTTTTTGAACATTTCGGTGGTGGCGTTGGTATATTGTTTTAATGAGTCCTCGGTTTTCTTGAGATTGGCCTTATATTCGTCCAGCGTGATACCCTGGGCACTGGCCGCCGCGATCATCGCATCGGTGACTTCCTGCTCTTTGGCGATTTTCTGATTGCTCAATTCCTCCTGAATAGCCTGTGCCTCAGTCAATGCGTCGGTCACCGTTTCCGTGCTTTCAACGATCTTCGCGTTGGCCTCCTCCTGCGCGGCGGCGGCATCGGCGGCGGCCTGTGATACAAAGTCAAAACTGACCGCCAACTCGCCCTGCTGACTGAGAAGGTCGGCCTCAGCCTGGTTCAGTTCCTCCAGAACCTCTTTATATTTCTTGTCATTTTCGCCCTTTTTGTACACGCCGTCGGCCAACGCCTGATCCAGTTCCGCCCGCTGCCGGGAGACAGCGGCAAGCTGTTCCTCGACCTGCATCTGCTCCTTGGCGATCTCAACCGCCCGCTCCCGCGCGGCCTGGGCCTTGGCCTCCTCTTTCATGGCGTCGATCCGGCCATATATTTCGCTCATGTTGCGGCTCAGGGCATCCGACTCCTCGTCGTATGTCACGACGGTTTCGCCCATCGCCTCGTTGAGCATGTCAACGTAGGCGGCCAGCTTCTGTTTCTGTTCGGCGGACTTATTTTCGACACGGGACAAATCCGCGATCTTGTCGGCGAGACTCTTGGCGGCACCGGCCTCCGCCGCCATGTCTCTTTGCCTGTCCGCGTATGCCTGTGCGGTGCCCTCGACGGATTCGATCAGCCGGTCATTTTCCTCGACCAGTTTTTTCGTGGATTCCTTGAGAGCCTTCTGCTCCTCGGTCTCCCGGCTAAACCACGCAACCAGCACGGCAACAACCGCAATGAGCGCCACCACGCCCGCGATGATCAGGCCGATGGGGTTCGCCATCATCGCGGCGTTCCACAACCACTGGGCCGCCGCTGCGATGTTGGTCGCAATCGTCTGGGCGGTGGTGGCAACGGTCTGCGCGAGGGTGGTGGCGGACATGCCCTTCATCATATTTGTGATCGTGGACACGATCTGGAAAGCGGCGAATCCGGCTGCTGCCGCGACCAAGAACGGAGCCAGGGCTTTCAGCACATCCATGATGGCGGAGATAGCCACGGTAAGTGGCTTCAACAACGGGATCGCGTTGCCCAAGCCCTCAGCCAATTTGCTCATCATTTCCATGCCGACCATGACCAACTGCGGCGCTAATGTGATCAGCGTTTCTACGACTGTCGCGACGGCAGACATCGCCGCCGGAACAAGCTGGGGCAACGCGGACGCCAGCGCGTTCGCCAGTGAGGACACCATCTGCACGGCAGCGGTGGCAATCGCCGGAAGGTTCCTGATCAGCCCGTCCAACAGGCCGAACAGCAGCCGCGTACCGGCGTCGGTGATCACGGGCAGGAGTTGTATGATCGCCTTGATCAGTACGTCAACAATGGACATCGCGCCCTTGACGAGCAGATCGATGTTATCGGCCAAGCCGGTGACCAGTGCGGTAATCAGCTTCCCGGCCATTTCAGCCAGACGGGGCAGGAATTCCTCGATGATACTGGAGATCTGCTGGAACACATCCGTGAAGGCTCCGGCCAAGTCCTCCACTGAACCCTCGCCGCGCATGACGCCCAGAAACGCCTCGGACAGCGAAGAAATGGACGGCAGCATCTGACCGAGTATCTGAGCCTTCATCTCATTCGCCAACTGGCCGACCGCGATCTTGGTGTTGTCCAAAACCGTGTTGAGGGCCGCCATTTTGCCTGCGTCGGTCTGGGCCAGCGCCTCATTGACGCCCTCCATACTTTCGCTGACCATATCCATGACGAATGCCACACGCTCGGCCTCGGTAGCGGTTTTGAACCACTTCTTCTCATTGTCGGTCAGCGTGAAGCCCTGTTTCGCCAGACCGTCAATGTTACCCATGATCGCCTTGCCCAGCGAGGTCGCCACATTCCGCGCCTGTTCCGACGACGCGGCGGTGCCGTACTGGTAGGCGATATAATCGTTCATAACCGGCAGCATATCTTCCAATGCTTCCCGGCGCTCGACAAAGGACGCCAATTCCGCCAGCGCGGTGGTCTGCGCCGTCTTGGACACGACGCCCACTTTTTCCTGCGCCGCGACGAGATCCATCAGGCTGTCCACCTGATCGTCGCTGGCGTCCATCATGTTCCGCATGACCTGTGTCAGAAGGGTTTGGCTTTCGGCGGCGGCCTTCGCCATTTCGGAGCCTTCGGCCACATAGTCCTTGACCGCCGAGCCGACCGCCTTGACCATATCGGCCATCGCCTTGAACCCGGCTTTGATCACTTCGGCGGTAAGAATGGCCTTGAGCGTTTCGCCGAAAGTGGATGTCTCTTTCGCGGCCCCGCCGGTTTCCCTTTGATATAGCCCCAGCGACTTTGTGACATCGGAGACTGCCTTGTCCTCGGCGTCGGCGGCCTTGCCCGCTTCCCGATGCTCAACACCTAATTCTTTGAGTTTGGCCTCAAGAGCCTTGGCCTCAGCGCTGTTTTTGCCGTATTCGTCGCGAACCTTGACATATTCGCGGACGGTTTCCTCGATCTCGCGCCCCAGGTCGTCATATCGGTCGGCGTGAGACTTGATCGCGGCATTGTTCTTTTCCAGCTCACGCTCCATATTGTTGAGTTCGGCCTGGGCTTTATTCAACTGCTGCTGCCAGCTCAATGTGCGCTTGTCGTTCTCTCCGAATGACGTGGCCGCGTTGTCCAGCGCGTCTTTCAAGGTCGAAATCTTGTCTTTTTGCGCGTCGATCTCCTTTGTGAGTACGGCATTCCGAGCCGTAAGCGCGGCAACGGATTTGTCCTGCTTGTCAAACTGGCTGGCCGCCAGCGTCATTTCGGAACCGAGGACTCTTATGGCTGAATTGATGTCGCGTAATCCGGCCTTGAACTCTTTTTCGCCTTCTATTCCGATACGGAGACCGGCGTCGTTATTGGGCATGTGGGGTGGGTCACCTCGTTTGCTTTATGGTGGACAAACGCGCGTATCTGCGCTATACTTATTGAAACAGTTTCTTGGACGGTAATGGTATGAGCGCAGAACACGACATGGATCAATATGAGGATTTTACCGGGTCGCTCTTTGCGGTAAAAAGGGTGCCTTTTCGACGGAACCTCAATTATCTGTACTTGCAGAATGAGAAAAAACAAATCAGAGTGATATGCGAAGGGGACAGCTATATCACAGGCCAAAAGTTGAAAGTCAGACACGACGGTGAAAAAGTTATTGACATACGGCCCTTATAATTCAGTGTCGATAAAGGAGCTACATCAATCCCTCCGGCAGCACCTCATCGATCCCATACTCCCGCTTTGGTTTCGCCAGCCCCAAAAACTGCTTGTGACATTCCCACAAGTCCAGCAATAACCCGATGGGCGTCAGCCATAACCATTCCGGCGCAAGGTTTAGATGCACAGTCCCAGAATACAGCAGCCGGGTAAACAATTCATCATCGCTTACCCGGCTGCTTCCGCGTTTTTTGAGTCGCCCTCCGATTCGATGTTTCGTTTCGTGCCCTTGAACATGGCCTCGGCTATGGTATCTTTGAATCCGGCCAGTTCGAAAGGTGTCGTGAGCAGTTCCACAGCCTCCTCGGTCAGCAGGGGCCGCTTTTCATCGGGGTGGCGCAAATTGTGAACCATGATGGCCTGATTTGCCAGCATAGCGATCAGCCAAATGATCTCGCTCAATGCCATCTCAAAGTTTTCACTTTTGAGAAGTTTGTCACCAAGCCCCTCCAGACCGCCGTAGCGGGCGGCAATCTCCCGCGTTGCCCGCGTGGTCAACAGCAATTCGTATTCCTCGCCGCCAATGGTAATGGCGGCCCCGCGTTCATCAGTCATGATCCGCGCCTCCTATTTAATAGTGTTTATTCGGTGGTTTCGAAGCCGGGTTCATATACCTCATCGAACCACCCATCGACATCGGCCTTTTTGACGCCGGTGCCGCCCTCACGCAATTCCGCCATCCACGGGTGCTTGCCTTGGGCGTCCGGCTTGTTCCGCCGGAGGGCCGTGCCCTCTATGGTGGGCGTCTGAAAATTGATCGAGTCGCCTTTTGTCTGCAAAGTGATAGACGGTACCGCGAACTTGACGCGATATAACCAATATAAACGATACTTGTTGCCGGTGGCCTTGGCCCGGAAGCCGACCGCCACATAGTCGCCGCCGTCCTCGCTGGCCGAAATGAGCGCGCCGTTGCCATCCACCCGCGCCCCGGTCAATTTGGCGGACTGCGCTGTCCCGAGGTCTTTGACACCGAGGGACAGCTTCGCGTTTTTGAACTCCCGGACGATCTCGTCGGCGGCATCGTCGGCATAAAGCACGGCTTCGGCCAGTTCCACCGAAAGCCCCGCGCTGATGGCCTTCGCAAGAAATACCGGCTCGCCGTAGGTCTCCTCGCCGGTTTCTTCGTTCTCGGTGATGGGCGCGTAAAAAAGTTTATCTAAACCTACTGTCGCCATAGGATTGTATTGCCTCCAAATGTTCATAATTTCTCGCCACGTCGATCACGTAATGGTGGAACCCTGTCTGATCGTTGTGGTCGATATAACGCCGGTTGGTGACCGTGAGGTCATTCTCCAACATGGCGTTGACGATGTTTTGTTTTCGCCGCAGGTAATTGCCCCGGCTGAACAGTGACACCCGTGCCTCCTGCGTTTCATATTGCGGGAGGTTGTCGGCGAACAGTTCAAAACTATCAGCCAGCGGCGTCAGCACAACGTATTCATCCGGTGGTTTGCCGGAAAAGACGCCGGTTTCAACGGGAATGTCCAGCCTGTCCATAATGGACACAAGATCGCTCAGAATGCTCATAAATTCCCCATCTCGCGCTCCAAGACGTCCGTCATGGCAGATAAACACGCGTTTTTAGATGATGATTTGGCGGGCTTCAAGAACGGCTTGGGCTTTTGACCCACTTTTCCGTATTCCAGAAGGTTTGCCAGCATAGCGTTGCTGACGTTGCCGGAGTGCGGCTCCGCGAAGCCCACTTTTATATTTGGATTCCCGTCCTTGCCCACTTTGACCGGCGACAGGCCCAGCGATCCGAGCAGTTCGCCGGTGGAACGCGACTTGTATGTCGTGCCCTTGCCGACGACGGCGGACAGGTTGCCCCGGACAGCTGACAGAACAACTTTGCCGCCCGCTTCCAGCGCCTTTTCGAGGATCGCGTCGGTTTTGTCGCCCAGCCGGGTGATCCGATTCGTGAAATCGTCCGGCAGATCCACGGTCAGTTTTGCGATGGTGATCACCTCATTGACGGTTCTGTCTTTTCACATAGCGCCTCGATATAGCGCCCCCGGCCCCGGACGTCTTCCGCGCTGAGTATGCGGTACCGTCCGTCGGCGCACACAATAGAAAGCGTAGTGTCGATATCCACGCCGGGGATGCGCCGGAACCGGAACAGCGCGGTCGCCGTGGAGAACGCGGCGCGATTGGCCCAGGCTTCATTGCCGTGGCGATCTTCCTTGTACGCCCGGACGGACGCGAGAATGGTGGTGCTCATCTGCGCGAATCCGTCGGCATCTTTGCCCGGAGCGGTGAGGATGATGTCTACCAGGGCATTCATCTTTCCTACGCTCATCCAACCACCCAATCCTTATCCATCGTCAACAGCCGATCCACAGTCTCCAAAGACTGCCGCGCCGCGCCGGGACTGTCGGCGAAGAAGCCGCCGGTACTGCCGTCGCGGGATTCGTACAGATGTGACGCCAGCATGATCACCGCCTGTTCGGTGGCGGGCCGCAAAGTGTCCTCGGTCACCGGCTCCACGGTATACAGACCGGTCGGTTTCTTCTGATAGATCTCCGCATAATTGAGAGCGGCGAGGATGAGTCCCCGAAGGAGATCATCGTCCTCGCCGTGCGTCAGTATCAGGTTTGATTTCAGCCGTGGGAGCAACAAATCGATGAGGCTCATTCCTGTTTCTCCATCAGCCCCGCAGTCCGCAGGGCGGCCAACAGCTGATTGTAGTCGGCCACCAACTCTTCCACGGTGCCCGCCTTGCTGTCCGGTACGGCCTTGGCGGCCAAACCGGTCACCTTCGCGCCCTTCTCGATGACCAACTCCCCGCCGATCACTGTCCGAGCGCCCTCGCTGTCTGTATAATTCTTCGTGCTATACATATTTGGCCCTCCCTTAATCGTGCTGGGCCAGAACCTTAACGGCCTCGGGCAGGATCAGCTTGCCATCGACGCGCTGGGTCGCGAGGTAGGCGATCTGGCCGGTGACGGCAAACAGTTCGTTCAGACGCCGGAACACACGTCCCTGACGATCAGCGATCCAATAGTACGCCAGATCGCCGAAAATGACCGTTTTGGCCTCGGCTTCAATGGTCGGCATATAGACCGACGTGTAGACCGGACGGCCCAGAATCTTGTCCGGCTCGTTTTCCTTGACGGACGGCTGCCAGAGGTAATTTCCGGTCGAATCCTTAAATTTTCTTACAGCCTTAACCGTTTGGTCGTGCATAATAAATGTGGCCTTGCGGCGGTAGGGAGCCTTGAGTGAATAGTACAGATCGATGATGTTGTCCACCGTAATGCCGGTAGCCGTCGCGGTGGTCGCGCCGGTTTGCCCGCCGTAGGTGTCATCCAGCACGCCGGTGGGTTTGCCCACGCCGTCGCCCACAAGGAACGATTCTTCCTCTTTCGCGCCGATGCGCCGGGCAAACTCCTGCGCGATATAGCTTTCAAGGTTGAACACGGAATCGGCCACCAGTTCTTCCGAAACCTTGATCATGGTGGCGATTTTGTATGCGCCGAGGGTAATCTGCCCGAAAGAATCGTCGCTCTCGGGGATGGTACCTTCCTCATCAACCCACGAAGCCTCTCCGCGCGTGGCGACAACGGGGATTTTGCGGTCACCGCCGGTGCGGATTACATGGGCCAGCCGACGGAAAATGTTCTCCTCATCCAAGCCGGTGATCAGGGTGCGTTCGTACTCGGTCGGCACGAGGTAGCCGCCGCTTTCGTCCTCACCGATTTTCAGGCTGTTCATGACGTCAAGATCGCGGTGCCCGCGCAGGACGTTCCAGAAGCCGCGTTTGTATTCGTCGGTGGCCCTGCCGGTCTTGGCGTCCGCGCCGGGAGCGGCCCCCGGCTGCCCGACGGCGGGCTTGGCGGTGGGCGCGGCCATTTCCAAATCAAGGACGGCCTGTCGGTCAAGGCGCTCCACCTCTTTGCCGAGGGCAACGACATCCTGTTCCATGCGGTCATAGACGGCGGCGTCCTCAGCGGACAGCAGACCGTCGGGTGTGCGCTTGGCGTCGAGGAAGGCTTTGGCCGCCTCCCATGCCTTTGCGCGTTTTTCTCGAAGTTCTAAAGTTGTTGTGCTCATGGGGTAGAAAATCCTCCAGATTAATGAGATAATAGTGAAAGCCGCTTATACAGCGACTCAACAGTGGTGCCCGGTTGTATTGCGGGCGATATAGGCGTCGGCGTTGTCGGCGTTGGCACAGGCGGCCCCGGATCGGGCGGCGTCGGCGCGGGTTCCGGCGGTTTGGGCACGGGCGGCCCCGGATCAGCCGGATTGGGTGTACGCGGCAATCTGTCCAGCAGCGAATTGACCACCGCCATGCGGCTGAACATGAACGCCGGTATATCATAATTGGCCTCTTGCCGAACAGTATCGGTGTAAAGAATGCCGTCGGCAAAGCCCATTTCAACGGCCTTGTGCGCGGGCATATCGGTCTCGGCGGTCATCATGTGACCGATTTGAGTGCGCCGGAGGCCGGTTTTGGCCTCATATGCGTTGATGATCGAATCTTTGATCGCGTCCAGTGTATTTTTGGCCTTCTGCATTTCCGCGCTGTCGCCGATGGCGACGGTATACGGGTTGTGGATGATCAGATGGGCGACCGGCGACATTAAAACAGTGTCGCCCGCCATTGCGACCACGCTGGCCGCCGACGCCGCCACCGCGTCGATCTTCACGGTCACCTTGCCGGGATACTCTTTCAACGCGGTATAGATTTCGGCGGCAGCAAAGACGTCGCCGCCGTAACTGTTTACCCATACAGTGATCGGCCCGGTGCCAGCCGATAGATCGGCCTTGAACAGGGCCGGTGTCGCCTCGTCGCCGAACCAGGTCTCCTCGCTGATCGGGCCGACAAGATAAAGAATGCGATCACCGTTGCTTTCCTTGAAATTCCAGAATCGTTTCACAGCTCTTGTATTGAACCTCCCCGATTTTTGATATAAGCGCCCAACATTTCCAAGGGTAGCATCGCGCCGTTCACCATTAGAACATCACCGTTTGGGACGGCGTTCCAATTCTCAAGGCTACGGCATTCGTTGGGTGACATGATGCCGTTTTGAATCCCGATGCTGTAGCCCTTCATCCGGCTTTCGTAGGCTCCCCGTAGCAGTCCGTCCACCACGAAGCCGGTGTAATAGTTGGCCTTTTCGCTGGGCAGAAGCAGGGCTTTGTTCATGGCCTGTTCGATGCGCACCAGCCAGGGCCGGATCGTGTGAACGACAAAGCTGATGGATTGATGTTCGATATTACTGAATGTCGCCCTTTCCAGATCGGCCACCAAATGTGGCGGCACACGAAAGATGCGGCATATCTCCTCAATGTGAAACTTACGGGTCTGGAGGAATTGTGCTTGCTCGGGCGGGATCGTGATGGGATGATATTTCAGCCCTTCCTCCAACACGACCAGGCTGTGGGCCTTGGCACTGCCCCGATGGGCGGCGTTCCACGCCTCTTTCAATTTCTGTGGGTCTTTGATCACGCCGGGATGTTCGAGGACACCGCCGGGGGTGGCCCCATTGCCGAAGAACGATGCCCCGTATTCCTCTGTCGCCATCGCCATGCCCAGCGCGTTTCGCGCCATTGCGATGGGGCTGTATCCGATCAGGCCATCAAACCCGAGACCGGGGATGTGGAGGATATCCTCCCGGCGGAAAACGGTGGGATTGCCATGCGGGTCGAGGGTGTAAGTCAGTTCGCCCTTCTTGTCGCGCGTGACTTCCATCTTGTCCGGCGGCAGGAGATACAGCGCGGTCACGCGGGCGGCCCCGTCGCGGATGATCTGGGCGAAGGCGTTCCCCCACACCAAAAGGTGCCCCATGAGGGTCTCCCGGAAGACAAATGATGTCATGTCGGGATTCGGCTCACTGTGCAGGATGTGATACAGCGGATGGCCGGTCGCCTTCTCCCGGCCTTCGGGCGTGATCTTGTAGGTGTGCAGCGGCAAACTGGCAATCGTCTCTGCCAGAATGCGCACACAGGCGTAGACCGTGGTGAGTTGGAGCGCGTTCTGCTCTGTCACCACTTTGCCGGACGCGGTGAACGGCTTGTCAAAAAGGAAGCCCGTGCCGGTATCGAAACGCGGCGCGGGCTGTTGTTTATTTTGCGATCGCCGGAATAGGCGTGAAATCGGGTTCATGGGATGCCTCCAAATAGTTGCTAGTCCAAAACGATGAGACCGCGCGTGTCATAGATACTGCCCACCGGTTCAACCGCCGCGCCGCAACGGATAGCGCGATCCAAGGCCATGACAAGTGACACCGCGCCGTCGATTCGCTCAGTCGATTTTTCTTTGTCCATTTTGATGTTGCCCGCCGGATCGGTGCGGACGTGGACATTGTCCATCATCCACCGCAGGACGGGATGGCCGCCGTGGGCCAACCTGCCCTCCAGTGTTAGACGCATCAATTCTTTTGTCGGCGGCGACATATCCTTGAAGCCCTGACCGAAGGGAACGACTGTGAAGCCCGCCGCCTCAAGGTTTTGGGACATTTGGGTCGCGCCCCAGCGGTCGAAGGCGATCTCCCGGATGTGATACTTCTCACCCAGCATGGCAATCTGCTGCTCAATATGGCCGTAGTGAACAACCGTGCCCTCCGTCGCGTTGAGAAGTCCCTGCCGCGCCCACAGATCATACTGAACGTGATCGCGGCGGACGCGCATGTCGATGTTGTCGCCGGGTATCCAGAAATGGGGCAGGATTTCATATTTGCCGTCTGGCTCATCAGGCATTGGTGGAAATACAAGCACGAAGGCCGAAACGTCTGTGGTGGTGGACAGGTCAAGCCCGCCGTAGCACACGCACCCGCGCAGATCGTCCGGGTCAACCGGCCAATCACAGGCGTCCCATTTCTCCATAGGCATCCATCGGACGGACTGCTTCACCCATTGGCACAAGCGCAGTTGGCGGAAGCTGTTCTCCTCGGCGGGATTCTGCCGGGCGCTCTCACAGGCCAGCCGGAGGTTTTCCTCCGGCACCGTGACGTTCATGGACGGATTCGCTTTCGCCCAGATCAGCGGATCAGTCCAATCGTCGGCATCATCCGCCGCGTAGATCACCGGCAGGAATGAAGCGTCGGCCTTGCGCCCATCGCGGATGTCCAAAGCCTTCTGGTGCAGTTCATAGCCGACGCTGTTGGTGTTGTTTCCGGCGGTCGTGATGAATAAGTGGAGCGGCTGCCGCCGCGCGTCCGAAGCGCCGTGGGTCATGATGCGGAACATTTCGCGGTCGGCCACATGGGTTTCGTCGAACAGAACAGCGTGTGGATTGAGCCCGTGTTTGGTGTACGCTTCAGAGGAAAGCACCTGATAGAAACTGTCTGTAGCCGGATAGATGATCCGTTTCGTGGACTCCAATATTTTCAGCCGCTTCGCCAGCGCGGGGCATTGTCCGACCATCGCCGCCGCGTCCCGGTAGACCAACGCGGCCTGGGCGCGGTCAGCGGCGCAGGAGTAGATCTCCGCGCCGGGTTCGTTGTCGGCCACCAGCAGGAGCAGGGCGACGGCGGCGGCCAGCGCGGTCTTGCCGTTTTTCTTCCCGATCTCCACATAGCAGGATTTGAACTGCCGGTAGCCGTCGGCGGTGACCACGCCGAACACCGTCCGCACGATTTCGTCCTGCCACGGCAGCAGCGTGAAGGGCCGACCGTACCACTCACCTTTTGTATGACGCAGGGTTTCGATAAAGGCGACGGCAAAATCGGCCTTCGCGCTGTCGTACCGGGAGCCGGGGGCCATATACTTTTGTGCCAGCTGAGGAATATCGCTCATCTTTGATACCTATATGTGAACGCAGGATGCCCGGGCACCCCGCGATGATATATAAACGGCAGGGCCACCCGATTGGGTAGCCCCGCCGATCACGGAGGTGAGGTGGTGTCTTTACAACGTACTTTCCGACCGCACACGGAAGGCCAAGGAGAAAGACCTTCCTTTATATTGTGCCCCGATTGTCAGGCAATACACAATATATGGCAAAGTTGAGTTTTACATTTGATACCCGGCCCGCTCGACCGACATGCGGACGGCGTTGGCGGTCACTGCTGGGGAGCGGGTGTAGTTGCGTTTTTTGTGGAGCCGTCCGTCGCGCTTATAAAGGACACACATTTTTCCGTTTGGCTCAAGTCTGGCGGTGACGGAAAAGATGCTCCCGGTATCCGGGTGTGTAAATTCCCGGAACCACACGTCCGGCCCGGCCTGGGCGAAACCCATATTTGTAAAGTGTTCTTCTGGGGACATGATTGCATCTCCTGGGTTGTGTATGATAGAATAGCGAAAGGCCTCCCCGCCGGGAAGCCCGCGCTATGTATGAGCGGTTTATCCGAAGGCCACCAGCCCGTCCTTGTGGATATATGTGGCGTCGGCTTCGCCGATCAGTTCGCACTTGGCGGAATCGGCGATCCAGCGTGTGCCGTGAAGCCCGTCGGAGTAGCCTTGAAGAATCAGATCCCCTGTGATGTCGTGGTATCCGACGACCTTGGCGATGTTGCCGAAGTTGCGAACAAAGGAACCGATTTTGAAAGTAGAGTTCATGGTGGCCTCCTGTGCCCGGCCCCCTGTCGTGGCCCGTCGGCGTGGTCGCTGTCCGTCGTGGCGTCACTTCCCTGGCCCTTTGGCCTTGGTGCGCTCGGGCGGGGTGTTTCCCCGTCATCATGATTAACGATCACTTTCGGTTCTATATCAAGTTGGAACACATGGACACGGTGGAGACAACAGCGAAGGGCCTCCCGGTTGGGAAGCCCCGCGCTATGTAGTAGTCTATTCCGCGCCCGCGCTCTCGGCCAGGTTCGCTTCGATGGCGGCGGTGATGGTGTCCGTGACCTGCCGGGACTGGGCTTCAAAGAACCCTTCCGGGTGTTCGGCGGTTCCGTCAGTGGCGGCGTCAGGCGCGACGCTGGCCTTCTTCTCGGGCGGGCCGTACCGCCACGCGCCGTTTCCGTCCATCGGCTTCGTGAGCAGCTTCCTGATCAACCGGTACTCCGGGCCGATTAGCCCGAGGGCCACCGTGAAAAGCCGCATGGCGAACCGCTCATTTTCATATTCGCCGCTGTCCTTCGCGACCACCCGCGTCTTCCTCTTGGCGGTCTCACACAGTGCGGTCACGAATTGGGTGTAGGCGTTGATGGAATCGGAATCCAGATCACCGTTGAACCAGGGAAACTCCAGCGAATTGCCAAGCGTCATGGGGATGGGCAGGTCGTCCACACCGAGAGCCTTTTTGATCAGCGTTGCCTTGGAATCGACCAGTTTGAAAAGATTGTCCAGTTTCGGGGGATCGAAGCCGTCAAGCGGTACCGATATGACCAGCTGATCGTCGGCGGGGGTATCAGCGGGCGGCGTGTCGGCGGCGTCGTTGGCGTCAGGCGCGGTATCGGGGGTGGCGTCGGCCTGGGTCGCCGGTTCAAAGGGAGCGCCGACCACGGCAAAGTGTTTGCTGTGTTCCGTTGCGCCGTCCGGGGCGGCCTTAACATACACGTCGCGGCCTTCGTGGTGGAAATACATGCCGTAGCCGTCGACATGGGCTTCTTCGTCGGTGTCGTACCGCTTCTGGCACAGCAGGGTGCCGCGCGGGGTGATCAGGTGGAAGGTTTCGCTGCGCTCCTCCTCAAAGCCGCGCTCCAGAAGGGCGACGCCGAGGTTCAGGCTGTCCGGGCCGGTGAGGGTGCCGGTTTTGTCGATCACATACTCACCCACCCGATATTGAAATCCGGGAGCGCCGAGGTATTCAACGGGGGTGTTGGTGATCTCGCTGACGGCGGCGACGAGGGTCTTGCGGGCGGGGCCGGTTACGTTGTAGCGGTTAGTCATGGTCTGATCCTCCGTAAATTTATTTGGGGTGGTTTTCCCCTTGTGACAGTGTCATCGGTTCAACTCGGCCCTATATCAAGTTGGAATGCATGGACGCTGTGGCGGGGGAATCCATGACAATAATGTCCGTTTTTCGTTGCAATCACTGGGTTTCCCGTCCCATAGTTTCGGACAGGTCGCCGCCCCAGCCCAGCAGGAAACGCAGCGCGTCGCCGAAGCCCGATTTGTAATGATAGTAACAGCTTTCTCCGTCGATAAACGCGTATGCGTCCTCACAGGCTTCAAACAATTTTTCTTGCTCACTGTTCAGCGTCTTTCGCAGACGCAGGGCGACCTCCCGGAAGGCTTCATACGCCTCGGTCACCGAGTCCTTCTCATACATTCGGTGATGGTTGATCCGTAGCGAGACAAACTCCTCAGTCGCTTTGTAAAGAGATGAATCCATTGGGGCACCTGCTTTCTAAAGATTATGGCAGTCCATTAATGCCTCTGAATCCCTTAAAATGCAAGTGCTGTTTTGACGCCGGTCGTTAATTTTAGATTACATCGCCGTAGGGCAGCGTTTCTCCGCCGCGTTGGACATGCACATCCGCGCCGCCGCCCTTGTGTTCAACGTAGCGGCGAACTGATACAGACACAAACCGTGGGTCAAGTTCAGTGGCAAAACAAACACGGTCAAGCTGTTCACATGTGATCAGAGTGGAACCGCCGCCCAAAAACGGGTCGAGCACGACACTGCCGGTCATGGTGGAGTTGGAAATGGGCCGGGCCAGCAACGGCACCGGCTTCGCGGTCGGATGCTGATCGTTTTTGACCGGTTTATCGCACGGCCAGATCGTGGTCTGCTTCCGATCACCGAACCATGCGTGTTTCCCGGACTTCTTCCAGCCGTAGAGGATTGGCTCATGCTGCCAGTGGTACGGAGACCGGCCCAGCACCATCCCATTTTTCTGCCATATGCAGGTTCCCGAAAGATAAAAGCCTGCATCACTGAAAGCCCGACGGAAGTTCAGCCCTTCGGTGTCGGCGTGGAACACATAAATGCTGGCGTCCTGCGCCATCACCGATTCCATGTTACGGAAGGCGGCCAGCAGGAAGTCATAAAACGCGTCGCCACACAGATTGTCACCGATGATTTTCTTGGAACCGGCCAGCTTTTTGGACTTGCCGCTGTAATCGACGTTATAAGGCGGATCGGTCACCACGCAATGAGCCTGTTTGCCGTCCATCAGCAGGGCGATGTCCTCCGGCTTGGTGGCGTCGCCGCACAGCAGTCGGTGTCGGCCCAACAACCACAGATCGCCGGGCAGCGCGATGGACGGCTGATCCAGCGCGGCGTCAACATCGAAATCGTCATCCTTGGCGTCAACGCCGTCGGAGAACAGCTTTGACACTTCGGCGTCGGTGAAACCCGTCAGTTCGACGTTGAAGTCCAACTCCTGCAATTCTTCCAGTTCGATGCGCAAAAGATCGTCATCCCAGGATGCAGACAAGGCCAAACGATTGTCCGCCAAGATGTACGCCTTTTTCTGCGCTTCAGTGAGGTGTTCAACAAACACACATGGCACTTCGGCAATGCCTTCCTCCTTGGCCGCCATAAGTCGCCCGTGTCCGGCGATAACATTCAAATCCTTGTCAGCCAGAATGGGATTGACGAATCCATATTCACGCAGGGATGCGCGAAGCTGTGCGATCTGTTCCGGGCTATGAACGCGGGCGTTCCGGGCATAACCTATAAGCTGATCAACAGGGACAAGTTCCAATCTTTCGGTCGTTTTCATGTCTTACCTCCGGGCGGCCAGCAGCCGCTCCATCGCATCGTCGTGCGGCGTCGCGCTGTAAAGACGCTCACTGTTTTGCGCCACGACCGTCCAAATCTTGCCCCAAGCGGTGTTGGCCGCGCCCAAGAAGTCTAGCCCCATCCGCACATAGGGCGATGGGATCGGCTGGTTCGTTGTGGGATGCCGGGCCAACAGTCCGGCGCGGTTTTTCGCTTCGCACTCCAGCCAGCGGGCCTTGCACACCGCATATTCTTCGATGTGGGCCGGGTTGATCAGCGGCAAACAGCCGGTGGTCTCCAGCCACGACGCCGTCCGTTCAAATATCTCCTTCGCGCCGGGGCAGCTGCCCTCGCCCGCCGCGATGTCCCCCAGATGATCCGGCGGCGCGGGCACCTGCAACGCCGGAGCCTCAAATTCCAGCACCTTCAAATCGCGCTTGCCCGGATTCCCGGCCAGCACCTTTTCGGCCAGCGGCTTTTTAGGCCGCCCGGTGCGCGGGCTTCTTGTCGCCATAAAACAACAATTCCCTTCAAAAAAACTACAAAATCTATATACCCTTGAGACTTACGCGAAAATCCGCGCAGCACCCCAAGCCCGTTTCATCCAGCAAATGGGT